GCGATAATAATGCTGCTGTGCTTGATGTTACACCAAATGACAGCACTGCTACTGTAACGGTTAAACTAAACGGTACAGGAGTGACGGCTGAAGCTGATGGCACATTTAAGCTTACTTTGACAGCAGGTCAAAATGTTGTGGTAATTACAGTTGCTATCGATGGTGTAAGCGAGGCATATGTAGTTGTTATTGATTACACGCCTATAGCTTAATTAATGTGTGGTGAAAATAATGCTAGTTAAAGTTGTTAAACCGTTTATAGACAAGCACTCAAAGCTTGTCTATAAAATCGGTCAAGAGATAGAGGTAACCGATGATAGATTTAAGGAGATTAACTCTACAAAGGTTGGTGAGCTTGTAGTTGCTGTTGGCGATATGCAAAGTAAATCTACTGCTGTAAAAACCACAAAAAAATCAAATCGGACAGCCAAAAAATAGAGGTGATAACATGCCAGCTGAATTGCTGACAGAAGTCAGAAACTATCTAGATATTACATGGCAAGATGATGATACAGATACAAAACTGACAGGGATAATATCAAGAGCAATCAGCACCGTGCAATCATATGCAGGTGCTGAAATTGATTTTGAAACAGAAACTGATGAAAAGCAGTTATTGTTTGATTGTATCAGGTATATCTACAATAATGCGTTTGAACATTTCAAAGTTAATTTTGCCGATGAACTAATGATGTTGAGGGCGAAATACCAAACAGCGGATATTGTTTTGGAGGATGATGTAGATGAGTAACATTGTAAGCCTTCCCGAAACAAAAAGAAATTTTAAAACGTTTAATGACGGTATAGTAAAAATCTATACCGTCAAAAACATATCCGAACCAGGCGACAGACCAAAAGATGGACTATGTCTAAAGTATGTACTAAGATTTAACTATCAGACCATAGGCATACAACGTAATTATGAGGCAATGCAAGCACAAATAAAATTGAACGAATTAATATCCGTAAAAATGCAAAGGGATATATCGACGCAAGATGTAGCAATTATTGGAGCAGATACAACACAGTATGCCATAGTCCAAGTGCAGCACAAAAAAGACACATTACCACCAACTAGTTTATTATCATTGACTAAATTGGAGGCAAAATATGACTTTGAAAGAATTTAGAAATATTTTGCTAGCCGCATTGCCTGGCAAAGTTTTTCATAACGAAGCCTACCAGCAATCTGATAATTATTTAGTGTGGTATGAGGTGGGCAAGAAATCTCTAAGAGCAGACAATAAAACCGCTGAAAACTGCCACCGAATAGCAGTAGATTATTTCACAAAAAAAGAATATGACGAATTCCCAGCAGAATTGGAAGTTATATTTGATGAAAACGAAATCGCATATGATGACGTGGAAATCATTTATGAGGAAGATACGAAGTACACACATTACGCATGGTCTGTGGAGGTGAATTAATGGCAAAAATGACAGTTGTCGGCATTGATAAACTAGCCGACGATTTAAAGAAAATGGGCGAATTTGAGAACGAAGATTTGATTGATAAAATGCTAGACGCTGGTGCAGAAAAAACCATTGAAGAATGGAAAACGGAAATAGAGAAACAAGGGCATGTCAAAACAGGTGATATGCGCGACAGCGTTGGGGTATCCAAGAAAACCAAAAAAGGTCCAAAGCGTGAAATCTATCCACAGGGCAAAGACCGAAAAGGGATCAGCAATGCACAAAAAGCATATGTTTTGCATTATGGCAAGTCGACAAAAAAAGGAACAAGATTTGTTGACAACATAAACACAAAAGCAGAGGTTACGTCATACATCGCCATGCAAGAAGTTTTTAACAACTACTTAAAACAGAAAGGACTAATATAATATGGCTAAAATAGGATTAAAGCATTTAGTAGGGGCAGAAATCGACACGCAAGAAATTGGTGCCGCACCTACATATAAAACAGGATTTAAAATTGGTAAGATGATGTCTGCTGAATTATCAATCGAAGTAGCAGATAACCCACTATATGCAGATGATGGAGTAGCTGAAACAGACAAATCATTTACAAGTGGAACAATTACTGTTGGAATTGATGATTTTGGCGACACTCCAGAAGAAGGGCAAGAAATCCAACAAAAACTACTAGGTCAGAAAATTGTTGAAGTTGATGGCGTTAATGTCATTAGGAGTTCGGGGCAATCCGAAGCACCAAACGTGGGAATTGGCTATGTAATGGTTAAAAAATTGCGTGGCAAATTTTATTATGTAGCTACATGGCTATACAAGGTACAATTTGGCGCACCGTCCGAGAGTTCGCAAACCAAAGGCGAAACCATCGAGTGGCAAACACCAGAACTAGAGGGCAAAATTATGGTTGTTGAGGGATTTGACAACGACACATACCGAGATACGGCAACATTTAACACATTATCAGAGGCTATTGCATGGGTTGAAGGCATGGCGAATATGTCAAGTGCTGTTGATAAATCTACACTAATAGCAACGATAGAAACAGCAGGGGAAAAAAATCCGGAAACATACACATCAGCTAGCTATGCCGATATGTTTGTAGCATTGCTTAGTGCTAGAAATGTTAATGCAAACAAATATGCAACACAGGCTATGGTTGACAGTGCAAACACAGCATTAACCAACGCAATAACAGCATTGGAAGAGAGGGTATAAAATGGCTAGTATTAAATTAGGCAAAAAGGAAATTCCGTTGAAATTGACGCTGATGGCTATGAAAAATATTGAAAAGCAAATAGGTGCAGATATATCAAAAATCGGTGAATATATTCAAAACGCTGGAACAACAACGGATAAGCTTATTAATGTTGTCGGGATTATACGCCACATGGCTAATGGATATGTAGCAAAACATAATGCCGATGTTGATTTTGGCATTATTGAGGGCGAAAAGCTAAATTTTTATGATGAAGAATTATTTTTAAATGTTTTTGATATTTCAGACTTTGAACAGCTACAAAATGCACTGTACGAAACAATTTCGGAAGATACAACTTTTAATGTTCCAGATGGCGTGAAATTGAAAAATTCGGAAGAGGTTGACGTTGTGCTACAAGAAATTGAGGCTGAAAAGTCAAAAAACGAGTAGGGCGGGGAGACGAAAAGTTTCTCCGCCTTTTGCATAAAGGCTTGAAAGTCGGATTGAATTATCGTGAAACCATGATAACATCTCCAGGAGAGATCCTCCAATTGTGGCTGTATGAGGTAGGTGAGAACAATCGCAAATAAAAGAGAAATTAAAACCACTATCGCCCTTGATGGCGAAGCAAAATTTAAGCAGAACTTAAAATCCATCGATGGTAGTTTGCGTGTGCTTGCCTCCGAACTGGGTGCGGTTACTAGTGGTTATGACAAAAATAATAAATCTGTTGAGGACCTGCAAAAAACAAATAAAGTCCTTGAAAAACAGATTGAACTACAGAAAAGCAAGCTGTCTGCTTTGCAGGGTGCTGTAGCCGATAGCACCAAAGCATATGATGCGGCAGTAAAAAAAGCCGAAGCGATGGCGAAAGAGTTTGGGGAAAACTCCGAGCAAGCTATTTTGGCGGCAAACGCAGTAATGAAAGCAGAAAAAGCCGTTAATGGTTATCAGATACAAGCAAACAGAGCACAAGCAGCATTAAATAAAATGGAATCCGCCCTGAAAGCCAATCAAGATGAAATGGCTGAAATGGGCAAAGAAACCGAAAAAGCGGCAGATAAATTTGAAGATGTCAAAAAATCTAAGCTGGATGAAGCACTTGAAAAAATCAAGACTGCAGCAGAAAAAACAGCCACAGCACTATCAGCCACAGCCAAAGCAGCAGGAAAAGTTGCGGAAGTAGGATTTAAAACAGTAACAACTGCAGTAAACGGTGGAATAAAAGGTTTGCAAGCATATACGGCATCCGCATCGGCGTTAGCTGTTACATTAGGGACTACTGTAGTTAAATCTTTTGGCGATTTAGAGCAAAGCATAGGCGGGTCGGAGGCGGTATTCGGTCAATATGCCGCATCAATACAAAAAACAGGCGAAGAAGCATATAAAAATCTTGGGTTGTCTCAAAATGAATACCTAGAGACAGCTAATAAGATGGGTGCCTTGTTTCAAGGTTCTGGCATAGAACAGCGAAAAAGCCTTGAACTGACAGAAAAAGCGATGCAAAGAGCGGCAGATGTCGCAAGTGTTATGGGCATTGATATGCAACAGGCTATGGACTCTATTGCTGGCGCAGCTAAAGGCAACTTTACAATGATGGATAACCTCGGCGTGGCAATGAACGCAACAGCCATAGAAGCATATGCTCTTGAAAAAGGGATTAATTTCAAGTGGAATACTGCAACGCAGGCGGAAAAAGCTGAAATCGCTATGCAGATGTTTTTTGAAAGGACACAACAATACGCAGGTAATTTTGCAAGAGAATCTACAGAAACAATAGCAGGCTCATTTGGGATGCTTAAAGCCTCTATTAAGTCGCTTGTTGCTGGGCTTGGTAATGCGGAGGCGGACATTGATAATCTATCACAAAACGTAGTCGATTCGCTAAGTTCGGTTGCAACAAACATAATGCCAGTAATCGAAAATTTAGCGAAAGCATTCCCGAAAGTTGTGAGTTCGTTAATCGCTGAACTGTCAAAAATGTTACCGAAACTAGTTGAAAGCATATCGGCAGGTTTGCCTGAAATGATGACCTCATTTTTAGACGGATTTAATATGCTAGTGACGGAAATAGCGACTATGCTAGCAAACGGACTACCAACGCTAGTTAACGATATTTTACCATCGCTAATAAAAAGTTTTACAGGGTTGATTTTAAATTTAACAAAGCTAATGCCTAAAGTATTACCATTATTAGTTGACGGTGCTATGACACTGTTTACAGGCATACTTGATGCTCTAAATCAAGTGCTAGATTTACTATTGCCGATGTTGCCTGATATTGTGCAGCAGATATGCGACACGTTAGTAACAAATTTACCGTTGATTATAGAGGGTGGCATAACATTATTGA